GAAGGGCTCAAGGGAGATGCCACTGGAGACAGTGATTGGCGAACTAGATAAGCAAACTAGTTGCGGATACCCTTGGAGTTTGAAACATCACAAGAAGGAGACTTTTCTTGCTGATGCAAAAGCTCGTGCTGTTTTGGAAGATTATTGGAATCTTACAGCCGAGTTCCCGGCACCGATCCAACCCATTTGGACTTGTAGTCAGAAGCGTGAGCTTCGTACAAAGGATCGTGTTGCTAATAATAAAATCCGAACTTTTACAGCTAGTCCTATTGAACATTCGGTTTCTTTAAATAGGCTAGTATTGGATATGAATAATAAATTTTATAATGCTGGAGCTCGTCATACCACCTGGAGTTTCGTGGGAGCGACTAAGTTTTATGGTGGGTGGCACCGGCTTTATATGAGATTGAATAAGCATAAGCATGGTTTCGAGGCAGACATTAAGAGTTTTGACTCTTCTATGTTTGCTCGACTGTTGAGTGCAGTCATGCATTTGCGATGGAACCTCTTGGCGTCACGCACAAGGACTAGGGAGAATTGGAATCGTTTGCGTAATTATTACGCAAGCATTATCTATTCTGTGATCGTAACAGAGAACGGCGACCTGGGATTAAAAACGACAGGTAACCCTAGTGGATGTGTGTGTACAATCGTGGACAACACAATGATGCTCTTTATATTATTTGCCTACGCTTGGCTTCTTTTACAAGACCGTAAATTCGGGAAACAAAACAAATTAGCTTATTTGAGTGCTAACTCGCATGATGTTTCTATGCGTAACCTTAATGCTCAGGCATTTGGGGGTTATAAAGATTTTATGGAACATGTTGAAGCTGTTCTTACCGGTGACGACAATACGTTTACTGTGTCTGAACTTGTGATTGATTGGTTTAATATAACCACAGTTGCATCAATCTGGCAAACTTTAGGTGTTGAAGTGGAGACTCCGTCATGGTCTTCACGTCCACTTTCCTCTCTCTCATTCTTATCTCATAAATTTATTCATTCTGGC